TTGATGTAATCAATACACTCCACCCCACCTTTGTTGTAGTGTGGAGGTTTGTTTACATAATCAGTATCACTCATAACAAATTCTGTGGGCAACTAGGGAAAGCATCATGTTTAACAAAAAAGCTAAGTCACCCAACAGAAACTAAAATGGTATGTCATCCTCGGTTACTTCTTTGACTGGCTCATCTTTAGCAAGATCAGCTAATCCACTAGAAGCAGGTTTAGATGTTTCAAAACTTGTGCCTGATTCTTTTGCACCTTTAAGCTCAAAACTTTCTTCTAATAAAGTTTGTTGCCACTCAGGTAAGCTATCAAAAATATCACACATGGCTTTTGTTTTCTCAGTGCTATCACCTGAAAACTCTTCACAGTAAACATCTAAGTCAAAGATCATGCCTGCATTTATGGTGTCAGTCTTCTTAAACTCATCAGGTTTAAAGATAGCTTTAACTCTAGCGTTACCATTGGCATTGTGCTCAATCTCTAAATTAGCAGGTGCACCTATCATTTTATCTAAATCAAAACCATCAAGTTCTTCTTTAGTAAAAGATTTACCACGCCATGTTACTAAGTCTTTATATAAGGTAGCGTTTTCGTTTAACGATGCTGTGTAAGTTTTAGAAATACTCATGGGTCTACCATCAGCCATTTTTTGCTCAGGTATTTCCCAAGTCACATTAAGAGTTTTTCTTTTCTTAGTGTTATCAGAATTTGGTTCTGCATCTCTAGGATAGGTTTCATTTCTGCTACCTTGGTCTATAATCTTATAACAAACACCTATGTGTTGTCCTTCAGGTAGTGCTTCGAACTCCTTGCTGTCTGATTTAATTGTTAATCCCATAATCTTTTTACTCCATGGTTGTAATTATTTGTAAATTAGACTAGGATTGTACACACTTTAATATAGATAGCAATAGGGAAAACAGACATTGAAAATTAGACGACCACCTTCCAAGAATTTTGAACGACCTTTATCAGGAGATATCGAGTCACAATTTTTAAGTTTTTTATCTGAACAAGGCATGGAAGTTGATCCACGCAAAGGTTTGGTGGTTGATGGAAGCATTGGTCGTGCCTACATCAACCTAGGTGGTGAAAGGAAGCTGTCAGGTTGGTATCAACTGTGGATGGATCAAAGTATCCCATTTGGAAGGGTGGGAGACTATAGGATATCTACAGATCAACCGACAGCGATTTGGAAACCTGAGAATCGCAAACGACAGACTGTGACTAAGACTGAAAGAGAAGAGATAGAACAACTCAAGAAAGAAGTCGAAGTTAAGAAGGCTGAGAAACATTCTAAATCTGCTAAACGCTCACAGTCTATGTGGGAGAAAGGCGAAATCTGTGAGAAACATCCCTACCTAGAAACCAAAGGAGTTTTATCTTATGGTTTAAAGGTAGACGAGAATGGACTCTTAATGATACCTATGTTGAACAATGACTTGGCTGTTGTTGGGATGCAATTTATCTCTGACGATGGCACCAAGCGTTTTCTTACTGGTTCTAAAAAAGCAGGTAGCTTTTTTATTCTTGGACAAGAAATACTTAAAACATCAGACACGATTTACTATGGTGAAGGTTACGCCACTTGTGCTGACATTTATCGAGACATGTCATGTCCTGTGTTTGTATCCTTTGATGCTTACAACCTATCGAAGGTCGCTGAAAGCGTTTTTGAGACACTTAAAGACAGAAGGCATATCTTTGTTGCAGACAACGATGATTCTAAGACTGGTGAGAAAGAGGCTATTAAAGCGTGTCAATGGATCATCAAACAAGGTGGCATGGCTGAAGTACATATGCCTGAGACTAAAGGTGATTACAACGATCACAAATCTGTCAGTGGTGAAGTCATCCCTGCTCTTAAGTTTGTCGATGTACCCACAGATGTCGATTTTGTCACCTCAGACAAAGGTCGAATGTTGAACCTAAAAGAGAATGTGCTAGGTGTCATGAAGACCCACAACATCCAAGTTAATTACAATGTCATCAAGAAAAGAATGGAGATAGAGATACCTCACATGAACTTTATCGCTGACATGAAGGAAGAAGCGAGTTTGGTAGAGATCGAAGATCGTTGTATCAAGATGGGAGTACCCCACACTAGGGTGCGAGATTATCTCAAGGTGATCGCCAATGAATACAACCCTGTGATTGAATGGATGGAAAGCAAGCCTTGGGATGGAACATCTAGGATTGGAGAATTCCTGAAGACGATTACTTCGAGTACACCTGAAGCTCTGAAAGACATGTTGCTCAAGAAATGGTTAATTAGTTGTGTAGCAGCTTGTTATGAGCCCAATGGTGTCGAGTTAGAAGGTATCCTAGTGTTCCAAGGAGCACAGGGATTAGGTAAGACCATGTGGTTCAAGAGACTGTGTGACTACAACAATGGATGGTTACTAGAGGGTGCTACCCTCAATCCAAGTGACAAGGATTCAGTGAAGAGGGCTGTAAGCCACTGGATAGTAGAACTAGGTGAGATAGAGTCTACCTTTAAGAAGAGTGACATAGATCAGCTTAAAGCCTTCATTACCTCCAAGACAGATGAACTTAGATTGCCCTACGACAGGGCGTTTACGACCTATCAAAGGCGTACAGCGTTTTACGCTTCAGTCAATGCAAGAGAGTTCCTAACAGATTCCAGTGGCAACAGGAGGTTTTGGTGTATCGCAGTGACAGGTATAAACTTTAACCATGGTATCAACATGCAACAAGTGTGGGCTGAGATTAAAGAAACGATGTATGTCCAAGGACAAAAGAACTGGTTTCTATCGCCTGATGAAAGAGAATTGCTCCAAGAAAGCAACGAAGGTTACAGAACCCAATCATCAGTCGAAGACTTATTGTTACAGTATGTGAAGTTTGGTACCACTAACCCACAGCCTGTACAGATGACTGAGTTACTTAGAGACATGGGCATAGCTAACCCTAGGATGCCTGACTTTAAAGAGGCTAGTCGTGTCCTCAGTCAGAATGGAGTCGAACCTAGACGATCCAATGGCAAGAAAGTTTACGACATAGAATATGACAAACCTGACAATGGTTATGCCAATGACAAGAAATATGGAGATGTGTTTTGAAATACTTATCTATATGCAGTGGCATAGAATCAGCAGGAGTGGGTTGGCATCCACTTGGCTATGAATGTATAGGTTTGGCTGAGATAGACCCATTTAGGTCTGCTGTATTACAATATCATTACCCGGAGATTACAAATTATGAAGACTTCACCAAAATCCAAGCATCAGACTTATCAGCAACCCCTGATGTTCTCGTTGGAGGAACACCCTGTGCAACATTCAGTATTGCAGGGCTTCGCAAAGGGCTTGCAGAAGATAGAGGAAACCTCGCACTTGAGTTTGTTAAACTTATTGAACGACTGCAACCCACATGGGTTGTATGGGAAAATGTGCCCGGTATCTTGTCAAGTAATGGAGGACAAGACCTTGGCACCTTCCTCGGAGCATTGGGGGAACTCAGGTATGGGTTCGCTTACAGGGTTCTTAACACTGAGCATGTCAGAACACAACGATTTCCAAATGCCATCCCACAAAGAAGAAGGCGTATCTTCGTTGTCGGACATATTGGAGGAGACTGGAGAAGTCCTGCCAAAGTATTATTTGACTCAGCACCAGTGCGAGAAGATGCTCCTCCGAGCAGAAGAAAGCGAGAAGAAAATCCCAAAAAGCCTACATATCGTTCTGCAAGAAGCGACCAACTCGTTGAAGACGAAGTAGCAGGCACAATAGCTGCTCGTGATTACAAGTCAGCAACAGATTTAGTTGTTGAAAAAAAACCTGTCATCATGCGAGATAGTCAGACTGGTTCTAATGGCAAGCCATGGAATGATGAAGGTGTGTCTTGGTCACTGACAGCCCACGATAGATACACAGTGATAGAAACAAGCACACCTGATAAAGCACCAAGGATATATAAAGAAGAAGTATCTCCTACATTGACAGCCATGACTGGTGGTAACAGACAACCTATAGTTTTTATAGAAAAAGATGTGCAAGACAAAGACAACAGTTTGATTCATTGTGGTGATGAGGTAGAGATGGTCAGAGTCAGGAAACATGAGGTTGACATACAAGGATTACAAAAAAGTTTAAAGGATGGCAAAGTTAATAAGTCACTCACCATACAAAATATCGCTGACTCACTCAGTGTCAACAAAACAACTGTGGATCATTGGTTTAGAACTGATGGTAGTTTTGCAATACCCACTGAAGATGTATGGTTCGACTTGAAAAGTCTGTTGGGAATCGAAACTGATAAGTTTGATGATTCCATTATGGAGTTTGAGATCAGAGAAGGCACTTATGAGATGTCAAGAAGAGTTTACAGTGATGAGGGTGTTTCACCCACTATTACAGCATCTAACCCTGATGCAAAGATAACCACACGCAATGATGTTATCAGAAGACTCACTCCTGTTGAGTGTGAACGCTTACAAGGACTTCCTGACAACTACACACAGATTCCATACAGAGGTAAACCTAAAGAAGACTGTCCTGTATCAAAACGCTACGAAGCATGTGGTCGAGCTATGTCAGTCAATGTCATGGAGTGGTTGGGATCACGAATCAAACAAGTTCACAATGGAGAAATGTAATGGAAGACAAACGATTTAATTTTAATGACATCACAGACTTTGAGAAACACATAGAACTGTCGATACCAAACTTTCTGACCCTAGACAACATCTTTCGCAATATTGCACATGAATATGCACAACCTGAGAGTGCTGTGGTGGACTTAGGATGTTCTACAGGTAGATTCCTAACAAGTCTCAACCAAATACCTACATGTGAATACATAGGAATCGACACAGTGGATATGGAACAAAGAAGAGATGGTTTTCGCTTTGTGTTAGGTGATGCAGAAGAGATTTTGTCTAACATACAACAACCCTCAGTCATTGTGAGTATGTTTTTCTTGCAGTTCTTAGGTCAACATCAAAGAAAGCGTGTGCTTGACATCATTAAGCCCATGTTAGATGCAGGAGCTATCTTGTTGATCTCAGAGAAAGTCTTTTTGAATGACCCAAGACTACAGCAAATTATTCACAAGTTGCACATCCAAGAAAAGCGTAAAGGTTTTACTGACACAGAGATATTGGATAAAGATTTAAAGTTATCGGTCAGTATGTACTGTAAGACAGAACAAGAACTTATGACTGAGCTCAATAAGATAGGCGTTGTCTCTAAGGTGTGGCAGAGTTTTAATTTTATGGGTTACATGGTGAAAGGGAGACAAACATGAAATGTTGGAATTGCAAAGCTGACCTCATTTGGGGTGGAGACAACAACATCGTAGATGAGGATGGTCAGTTTATGTTGGAAACTAATTTGCACTGTCCTGACTGTGATGCACAAGTGATCGTCACCACACCATTGCCCAATGCTATTAAAGATGACGAAGGCGAAGAGGCGTTGCATTAATGATTAACAGTAAAGTTGCAAAGGAGACCATCGTAGATGTAGGGATTGGACTAATCATATCCTTTCCAATAGCGTTTACTGTCCTGACCTTCACGACAAACTTGGAGTTCACAGTGGGTGCAACTGCCCTGACACAGACAGTGGTTTTCACATCACTTGCATTGTTTAGGAAGTACTGTGTGCGACTATTCTTTTTGAAGAACGAAGGCAAATAAGGGTATAGTGACTGAAGTGGTGATTTATAATGATTTATACTTTTATGTATAAAACGATAATGGTTAAGGGTATAGTGTGGCAAACAGGGTATAGTGAAGCAAATGACACCCTGTGAGTAAACCTATATAGAATAAGGGCTAAAGCCTATAGGTAGTGTTAGGTATATACTATATAAGAGATAATATATATATAGTACATAACAGCACAAAAGGGCGTTTATGCGAGGTATATGTCAGGGGTAGTGGAGGTAGCTATACACTGTGCACTGTACACTGATAGATTTTAAATATGGCGTGAGCCAAGGAGTAGATAGAATGACTGAGAATAGTAAAATAGTAGACGATAGGCGACAGGAAATAGCAGAAGAAAAGCAGAAGAATAAAACTGTAAGTCTTATGCACACGATTGGTGAAGACAATTGGATTCACACACTGACTGGTGGCAAGCAAGTTAAAGTCTTTACAGATCGTAGAAAGAAAGATGAAACAATCTACAAAGGAATAAAGTAATGTCCATTGCCAGTAAATTAACTCAGTGGTTCAACAAGATCACCAAAGAACAATACGATGTTACTATCTACCTTGATGACAACAAACAATTTCCCAATGGTAAGTCTCACATCATGGTTTCACTCAAGAAGATTAAGAAGATCAACAACAAGTATCTGTCAGGCACAGACATCAATGGTCAGTCTTATGAGTTCAGTAGCGTTGTAGACTTTAACTACGAGGTGAAGAAGATATATTAAATGGGCAAGCCAAACAAAGACAAGAAGCCAATTAGCAAAGCTCCAAAGCAATTTGAGAAAGACCCTGAGCTAAACCTAACTGAAATGCAGAACGCATTTGTTTGGCATTACACTGAAGGTTCTTGTTCACAAACAGAAGCGGCGAGACGAGCAGGGTATGAGTTTCCTGCAGTAGCCGCTAACAAGATGCTCAATGGTAAAGACCAACCTCATGTCACCAAAGCTATCAGGATCAAACAAGATGAGTTAGCTGAGAAGTATGCGATCACACCACAAAAGACTGGCACGATGTTGTGGAAGATCACTGAAGAAGCGTTTGAGTCAGGTCAACTCAATGCCGCTGTGTCTGCTATCAAGGAGCTAAATCAACTGGCAGGTCTGTCGGTTCATAAGACTCAATCCCTGAACATTAATGCTAACCTTGACTCCATGTCTAGGGAGGATATCAAGGAACGCATAGCCAAGCTCTTAGGTGGCGACAGCGATACTTACTCGCCCAAGGACTTATAGCATCCTAACTAAGTATTAGCGACCTCTTGGTTTCTTTTCTAAATCTCTGAGAAAATCCGACCTGACCAAAAAAGCACGACAGATCAAAGACTTACGCCTGTATTCTTATGTATTCCTTTGTGTAATGATTTGCACATCTGTGTGCATAGGTGTCACAGCCTGAGCCAAGCGATCCAAAGGAACCCTATTGGAATGGGCGTTTACCTAGGATCAATAAAACGATGGACCCCTACACCCCCAAATGCAGATCGGCTCGTGGGCTTATAGTTATAGCTAAGTTAGGTACACTGAATCACCAAAAAAACTCAACGAAAAAAAATATCAAAAAAAATTTTGCAAAAAAATTTGTGTAAAATTTTGCACAAAAAAAACCCTCCATTGCAGAGGGTCTTTTCTTTGGTTCAGGATCAGTAGTTCATCTTCCAGTCATCCAACTTGCCCTGCTTCTTTAACTCCAAGCCTTCTTGAATTAAATACCACCACTGTTGCCAAGTCTTGTTCCTAGCACACTGGTCATAATCATCAGGTGGGTTGTCATCAATACAAACATACCTATCTGAGGTCGAGCAATAACCATCCCAGTATCTTTCATCATAGACAAACTCATCATTCTCTTTTGCCCATTCCCTGACTTTGACTTCCCAGTTAATCTTTTCCTTTGGCTCCCTGACTGGAAGTGGATCAAGATACTTGGTCGTTCGTTTCTCCTCAGAGTGAACTCGCTCATACTGTCGAATCTCTTTCTCGACCTTGGCAACATTGGTATTGGCAAGTTTGAGTTTCTTGCTCCAAGCCTTTTGTCGTTTCAACATTCGCTCATACCTTTGAGCCACTTTGTTGATTCGCTTCTTGACCTTGGGTTGTTCAATCGCAACCCTAGACTTTTCCAAATATCCTTTTTGAAAGAAGTGCTTTGTGCATCTCAACTCAATCAGTGAATGTTCAGCACTGTGAGGTCTAAGGTTTGGATTGACTCTAATATCAATCCAGTGTGACCAAAGGTGAACGATGTCACCCCAACCTTTATCACAGTTGATTGAAACCACGCCTCGCTTCAC